GAGATTACCTAATAGAGGGGTAGAGTTGCATGTGGATCACAGTAAGAGGCAACAGACTATGGAAGGATCTCTTGTAAGGAATAAGAGAGAAAACTATACGAGCCCAGTGATACGTCCCCTGAATAGTTCCTATGGTCTTACATTTCTATATCTCATTCGGTTGGAAACAACAGGAAAGAATAGAAAACGATAGGAATAACGCAACGGTATGCCACGATACAATACAGGGTCGCTAGATAATGATGATACATACGAACATGAACGATCACCGCCACCATCATCATACCCCGATCCGTCCATTTCGCGATCGGACTTGTCGTCCCGTGATTCCAGATCGACGTCATCACGCCCGACATCATCGCCATGCGGTGCACGACGAGATGCGATGGATAGACGAGATGGATACCACCGCAGATCAGGGACGAATACAACAGCACACGATTGACCATTTATTCTATAATAGAATCTAATATGATACGCTGTTCTCAAGAAATAATGAAGATTACGGGGATATTTATAATGGCTGCTGCGATCACAAATGTGATGGCGTACCCATCCATACAATGCCCGGAATGGATGAGTCGGGATGCATTCGCGAACGATCTGGGACTCATCGCCGAGGTGGCCTCCTGGGATGCGGGCTACGAGAGGATCCATGGCATCCGTACAATGTACGAACTGATTGCCGAGGCCGAAGGGATCTACGACACGAGGATGAGGGTATACGAATCATCCGGTGAGATCATCATGACATACCGTCCGACACAGCAGACACCCGCGGGAGGGGACATCCACAACGATCGTCGTCTTGTCCCTTGTATTTTTTTCGAGGGCTGTGAGGGGCACGTGGACGATCGTTTTCAGGCGGCATTCATCGATCTATTGAATAAACTGCCGGCGGATCTCCTGTCGACAAACAAGACGATCCATATGGCGAGCCATAGTCTCGGCGGGGCGCTGCAACTGTACATGGCGGTCCTGCTGGCGTACAAATACGATCGACGACCGGCCACGATCCTCGGTCTGGCGGGACCGTTCATCGGCGATGATATTTTTACGTCTGTGTACCTGAAATCCTTGCGATCGGAGAGATGGTGGCAGGTGGAGACCATCAACCGTCTGAATCCAACCGAGTACGATGGGACGGTCGAATCCTACAATGTCGATGGTGATCCTCGCATCATGATCCTGATGGATGCGGTGTGCGGACTGACCATTGACAAGTTGCCTGATAGTTATGGCATGCACGATCTCAGGAATTATCGTCTGGGTCTCGCCGGTAATGAGTAATTTTCATAGTCCGTTTGCATATGAAAATCTTTATCGTTTGCAAGAACATCCTTGGAAGGGAGGGTAGGCATCCTCGAGATCCGTATACTGTTGGTACGAAAGAGAGGAGGTTACCAAGGGCGATAATATTTCTCCCTGGTATCGTTCCTTAATCTTTCCTGGTATGGGCGAAAAAGAAACGTTGCCAGGATAAGGAGGTCCTTGTCCTTGAGGCATTCCACCACCTCCTCGTTGCATGGGAGGGTAAGGAGGTCCTTGTCCTTGAGGCATTCCACCACCTCCTTGTTGCATGGGAGGATAAGGAGGTCCTTGTCCTTGAGGCATTCCACCACCTCCTTGTTGCATGGGAGGATAAGGAGGTCCTTGTTGCATGGGAGGATACGTACTCATTTTTATCTATCGAGAAAAAAAAATAAACGATAAAAATTTAATTTTAGATTTCAGTCATGCGGATGAAATAGTCAATCAACTCCATGTCGACAGTATCTTGAGCAGATCGGGACATTATATTCTTTCCGTACTCGTGCATCAGCGGATAGCGGAGCCATGCATCGCGCGAATTCTCAATGCTTGTACCGTGCATTTTGGCGGATCGACCCATGATCTCGGCGATATGGGATACATCACGGATCCTGAGACCGCATGTTGATAATTTTTGTTGGAGATACTCTGTGACAGTGTCTTCCTGGATCAGATCATGGTACCCGATGCATACGACATTCTGCGGTGTTTCTCTAGGAGATCCCGGTAGAGACGGTAGTACCGGTTGTACAACTGAACAATATTGTCATACCTGAAATTCTGCATCTGGATGGATCCCATGATATCATGATCGAGGAAGATGATGTCGTACGGATTCTTTTCGATGCTCGGAATCCAATTGTACAGGTGCTTGAACAAAATAATAAATATCTTGTCCGGATCATGAATGTGAGCATCGATGAAATCGCGACGCAATGTGTGCTTCCAGAAACACATATTCTCTGAAATATTGACAAGAGATCCGGATGTTATATCCTCACAATTCTCCATCAGGATCCGGATAAGAAGATTCGTACCGCTATTGAACGGACCCATGACCTGCAACTGTTTCATAGATTTATGTTTATCAAACATTTTTTCCTAGATTATTTATTCAATTGGAAATGCCCTGCATAGATGGAATAATCGGATTGATTCTGCAGGCGCGATTGCCTGGCCATGAGATCTTCCCGGAAAGACATCTGATCCTGATCGAATGAATAGGGCGAGATGTTGACCTGATCTTGAAAAAGGGGGATCTTATCGTACTGGGGCTTCATGCCCCCCATGGGATCCTGGAAGATGAATGGCTGTACGGCGCTCTTGATGATGTAGACAGGCTCATCATAGGCCTGTGCGAGTGTCGGATCCACATAATAACGAATATCTCCGGGATAGATATCCGAATACCCGTTATAGAATTGAGGGCGGATCCGATTGTGACAATCATCGTAGATGTGCTGTAGAGGCTGGACATTCTTGGGTTGGAGCGGAGGGCGATCCAGATCGAGACGTATGTTCCGCACCGTGTCCATGAGACGAGGATCGAGCGAGGAACAGGTCGTCTCTCCGGTCTTGAAAAAGTCGCGAGCATTCTCGATATCCATGTCTTCCTGCAGATACAGGACCGAACCATCCGATGCCTGTGCAATCGGTTCTGCGGGATACAACATCTTTTATATAGGAAAAATTTTTTCTCATAATATAAATAATCTCGATGCAAGATAACGATCGTATATTTTATACACCTTATTATGTACACTATTCGGATGAAAACATTGTTTGGGATGAAATGAAACAAAAGCTGGAGACAGGGATTAAAGAATTTGCAGAGATCGAAAGTGAATATCACGACGATGATATCACAGTAGAATTGGACAACGACGATAAAGAACACATATTTACCATCAAAATTATCATCAATCATGAATTGTATTTGGACTTATTACGAGAACATGCAGAAAATAGAGATTTTCTTGAAGATTTATTTGACTATCTGAGAACAAAAATTATTGAGATCAATCCAAAGGTCCGGATCATCAAACGTGTTCATCAAGGAAAAGTCAATCTACCTTCTCTTAATTTTTTAAAGATATCAGGAAACAGTGCTCGGAAAAGAAGACAGCGGCGTAGAAAGAAAAAACAATCCGGGTCCGTGGGGGCAAGTCCAATACAACAAAGATCAACTGCAGGGACAAGTCCAACATCACAATATCTGACAGAGGCACTCAAAAATATACTCGGAATGCCTGGTAAAAAACAATCGAGAGTCACAGGTACAAGTTCGGAACGACAGAAAGATTCCGAGCAACAACAATTAGTTCCTAGACCGATTTCGGCATCGAAGATATCGAGTAAGAAAAAACCCTCCTACGGACAATACACTATTTTAAAACGTCCTGATGATGTACATCGTAAATCAGTACGATGGATCCGTACTAAGAACAAAAAGACGAAGATTTTCAAACCGAGTTTACCGACAATCCTTCAACAGGATGAAGATGTATCGGATAGGAAACAACAGTATGGAAAATATTCATTATTAAAACGCCCCGTGCAAATCAAAATACCATCATACCAACAAACTGAAACTGTCCATGGAGTGCTTCCACAGACACGTCCACAAGATATGATGCAATTCGAAGGAACGTTTCTAGGACGAATGTTGCGCGATATAGTCAGTAAATGGAGATATGTTCCAAAGACACAAAAAGAGGTCGTTCAGTATCTATTTGTAGTATTATTAAGCATCATCAATTATGACTTGAATCAACAATACGGGTATTTATTTAGTCTGAAAGGAGGCATGGCTATAAAATATTGGGATATATTTTCGAAGAAAGAGCCGGTCCAGGATGCAAAGCATGATTTTGATTTTATGCTGATCCGATGGGATGATTCCAAACCCGAATTACTCTTTGAAGAACAGGTGCAGATGACAAAAGATACAATTCGTTTTATCCGCGAATGGCTTAATATTCAAGTAGAAGAAAAAAACAAATTCGCCGAGGTTAAAATATTCAAAATCAACTATCGTAATAACCCCATCATCGATCTTTCGATCCCTCACTATCCACGCATACCGGAGGGTCGTATATTCAGATCCGAGTCCCCACAGAACACAACCATTCTTGTCTCACCATTTTCTACACAGAATGGTGCATGGCAATATCGAACCACATCCATCCAACGACCGATGGCTCTGTTATTTATCGAATCGATCGATAGCGTAATTCTAGATTGGTGCCTAAGCATCTGCAGGCATGTCAATAAAAAATCGATCGGATCCAACGCCGGATTCATCAACAAGACATTTGATCGGATCATCGCTCGATTGGGATACGCCATCCCTCGTAGGATACTCGAATACTTACCTCCCGGATGTCTAGAGACAATCAGTACCGGTATGAAAGCACGATACCATCAAAAAAAAATACTGACATAGCACCAGATGGATTCGAACCATCGACCTTCGGGTTATGAGCCCGACACGCTATCCGCTGCGCCATGGTGCTCTCTTGACAGCGGTGGGATTCGAACCCACGAAGTTTATACAACAGAGCTTAAGTCTGCCCCCTTTGACCGCTCGGGAACGCTGTCTTTATGAGTACAAATCCATTGTCTTTAGATCATTTTTCAAGAGAGCGAGGTGTGGAGTTGCCAGAGACGGGCGGTGCGTCCCTGGGGGCACGGGCCCAATCGGATCATATCGCCCAGTTGTTCTTCGAGGAGGATGAACCATTCTTCCCGATCGTTTTCCGGGAGGAGCGATATTTTTTGGAGCAGCGAGAGGAGGAGATCGAGGGCGTTGGACGCGTGGAGCGGATCATAATTCTGAGGATCCTGTAAGTTCAGGATTTTATCCAGCATGAGGCGCACATGCGGATTCAGGGGGCGGGAGGAGAATGTTTGGATCAAATCATCCCTGTTTTCGACAGCCACCAACCCCTCGATGTGGTATTTCCCATCAAATTCATGGACATCCCGCATCATCGTATCTCCGAAAATTGAATTTTATTTTTAGAATTCCGAAATGTAAAATCAATAACACAATCGGTTCAAGGAACGATGAACTCTAACCAACTCAGCGACTACAACAACTTCGATACCAAGCGTATCATCTTCTCGAAGCCCGAGGTGGGAAACATCCCAGGGGCGATCAGCAAACTCACGTTCAAGCGGATCCGCATCGCCACGAGGAATCTGGACGGGACGATCGGCGATCTGATCATGGCGACACCGCCCGGACTCCTCTGTTATGGACTCCAGGAACAGACGGATCCGTCCAACGGGACGGTGAACGGGTACCAATTCCCGCTCGTGCTCTGGAATCGGAATGATCCTTCCCAGCAGGAGAAGGCCTTTACGGATACGATCCATCGCATCTCGGATCTCTGTAAGGAGTATCTGATTGCGCACAAGGAAGAGATTGAGAAATACGATCTCGAGATGAACGATCTGAAGAAATTCAATCCGCTCTATTACAAGATGGAGAAGGGCAAGATTGTCGATGGAAAAGGACCGATGCTCTACATCAAGACGCTCTCCTCCAAGAAGCCGGAGGGGATCAAGATCCACACCATTTTTACGGACGAGACGACAAACGAGATTATCGATCCCATGGATCTCATGAACAAGCGATGCTACGCGCAAGGCGCCATCAAGTTTGAGAGTATCTTTGTCGGGAATAAGATCAGTCTGCAGGTGAAATTGTTCGAGGCGCGCGTCAAGGTGATTGATACGGCATTCCGGAGTCTGCTCAACCCATCCATTGTGATCCAGAGCGATCCGAAGCCAGCCCTGCCAGAGGATGTGTCATCCTCCATCACCGCACAACAGGGTTTTACCGATACCGGGAGTATCGCCGATGAGGAGGATGATGATGAGGATGATGAGGATGAGGAGGAGGATGAGGGAACGGCGCCACTGGTGATCCCCGCACCGATCCCTCCCTCCGAACCCAAGGAGGAGATCCCGCCTACGCCTACGACCACGACCGCTGCCGCGAAGAAACGGGGTGCTCCTGCGAAGAAAAAGTAGATATTCTGTAGACAAACATGGATGAATGATAAAAATAAAAAAAATCATATTAGTAGGCATCTGATTGCAGATCAGATGATCGTCGATCTGAGTCCGACAATCTTTTTTTCCATATGGTGTAATGGCTTTCTCAAGGCGCCGATCCGAGTTCGATCCTTGGTATAGGAGTGATTTCATTTCGTATCCGATATGAAATAATGTTTAGAGGCGAGACGTATTCAGGCTATGGCAGGATGGGCATGGCCACAGGAAAGGATGATCCCCAATCTCCGTCTGGACGAGACAATCATTGCACAGGATGCGGATTTTTTTGTCGGATGCGGATCTGTACAGATGTTGTACGAGCTGCGACCATCGCCAATCGAGGGGCAACATTGTTTTTTTGCACAGAGGACATCCGATGTGATTTTTTTCAATCATCGCCTCCATGCATTCTCGATGGATGATGTGATGACACGGCAGTTCGTAGGGAGCCTTGATGTGTCGGATGAGCGGTTCGAGACAGACACAACATTCCTCCGTCTCCGAAAGGTTCCGATGGAAGCAGGGATGATTATCGGTAGAGAAACAGATCCCGCATTGCTGGCAGTGGTGTGTTTTCTCAAAAAAACAAGTCCTGCACAAATCACAATGGAAAATCTCTTTATCGCACCATAAATGACAGGTGCCGCAATAAGAAGCTGCGAATCGGATGCCGCACGAGGCACACTCATTCCCGCAGGCCTGTTCCTGCCCGCACCCGCGACACCGGATCGTCTCGATACGATATCGATCCAGATGATGATCCTGTTCCTGATCATGACAACGACGACAAGGATAATACCTCTGACAGCAGGGTGCAAAGATATCGCATTTGCGTTCGTAATGATGACATGCCGTCATCTTTTTTTTATTGAAAAAAAGATTTTGATAATGACAACAGTCATTTGTGATATCGTCAAAGTTCATTCGGATCGCGATATGGAAGGACAATTGCATCCAGTTACGAATCGACATGACCTACATAGAGTCCACACAGTATTATCATATCTGTCCAATCTATCCGATGCATATCTTGAGACAAAAACAGGCAATCCTTACGATTCTATCAGGATGGTAGTGTCCAGGTCGTTCTGAAAAAAATCTAGAAATACCGAAATTGTTGTGGTTGTTTCTATTGTGCGGAAGAAGCGGAGTTAGGTACCCAATCGATAATGGGTCGTTGTGGTGTCGGGAGTGTCGACGGTGATGAGGGGAGTTTTCTGGTTCTTTGCAGTCGTCGTCCCGACGGTGTACGCGAAGAAATATCATCGGGATGTGGCGATAATTTGCGATAGATCTGTTGCACCTTGTCATCGATGATGCCCCGAACGAAATGATTCTGGGTAATTCCAGTCGAAATGTATCGATTCGTCAACAGTGATGTTCGTTTTTTTTTTAACCATTGGGTGATGGCCTGGCGTTGATATGTATGGCCATCGGATGCGATGGAAAATATACCCGACAATCGTATCACCCGAATCGTCCTCGTACAACTGCGAAAGAGTGTACCGTTTTTTTACAAGGGCTTGTTGGATCGGTTGAAAGATCGGGTCGATGGCCTGAATGCCCATATTTTTTTGTTATTGTCTCACAAAAAAAAATATAGACAGAGATTAGCCGTATTCAAGATATTGAAATTTTTGAATATGACACAATTCGAGAAGAGTATCTTTTCTTTAGTCTGATAATTTCTCAATATGCCCCTCAATCCTCATCCTCGTCATCCTCGTCATCCTCGTCCTCATTATCCTCATCATCCTCATCGTCCTCATCGTCCTCATCGTCCTCATCGTCCTCATCGTCCTCATCGTCCTCGTCATCCGGATATCCAATCACAATACCCAACTGGAGTTTTTTAGAGTCGGGGATTTGTTCGATCACGAACTCCTGAATGAGTTCTTCTTTTGTCAGGATAAGATTATGGATCAGGATGGGGTAGGCGATTAACAGCCTGTACGATGTCTTGTCGATAAAGATCACATCCTCTTCATCTCCCATCTTCCATAGATCCTCGGAATCTTTTTTATAACGGAGTGGGATGGTGAACGAAAGATATTTGCGGATCTCGGGAAGATTCACGATACGATGGACAATCAAGGATCGCAACCGATTGACGAGATTCTGAACGTCGTCCCATAGATGCTCCTTGCCCTCGAGGAATTCGTGCGTCCAGATTTTTTTCTGGAACGTGCCGGTCACATCGACATCTCGTTCCTGGAGCGGATCGATCTGAATCTTCATTCGTTCGTTTCTTATTCTCGGACAATCTGTTTAGATCAATAATCGAAAATCAGACCGTTTTTTTTGCAGACATCGGCGCGGGGCCATTGCGGGTCGAAATTCCCTTTGCCCGACCACGAACAGCTGGGTTTGCACCCGTCCTGCATGGTGGTGATGCAGAAATGTCCCTGCGACCTATCGCCCCGGCACTGCTCGGGCAGCGTGTTGGTGATGGAGACGGGGGGGAACGATGCATCGTCGGCGCGTTTCATCCCGGTAAGGAGGGTGAGACTCTCGGGACAGCGCACACGGCGGAGATCGATCGAGACGAAATTCTGATGGTACAATTGTGTGTTGGTGCGGTAGCAACTATCCACAGTGATATTATCGCTGTACCATTTCCGACCCGCCGTGAGTTTCTTGCAGAGGCCCAGCAGTGCCGTATTGTTCTTTTTGTCGAGCCATTTGATCCCGCCCGAGTAGCAGAGGGCGTGCGGTCCCTGATCGGGATACTGCGCCTGATTCCACGAGACGAACGAACTCTCGTACATGGAATCCTTGCAGGGACCGCCCTGACAGAATTTTTGTGAACAATCTTTATTGCACGAGGTGAAGTACCCGAACCCGCCCGCGCCCATGAAAAGATCGAGCTGATGGGGGAGCACATCGAATCCGCTATTGATCACCTGGACCACCAGTTGTTTGAATGTGGGACGCCATTCGCGCTCGGCATCCAGCAGTTTGACCTGGTAGCACATCCCGCACTCGCTGTCGCTGCTGGCGCCCGCCACGGCGTAGACAAAATTGGATTCCAATCGATCCCGCCGGCTCGCCAGGATCATGTCGTCGCTGAGCATCATCATGTGCGGGCACGCGAACCCGTACGGCGCACCCCCACCGCCGTTCGCACACGCGCTCGGGTACTCGGGTCGATTCGTATATTGCCTCGGCCTCGGTATCCGGCCGTAGGGCGTTGTGGCGTTCGTCTGCCCCCAGTTCCACAGCGATCCACCGGCCATGATCAGCGGCACCATCCATCCAAAGAAGAATACTATCCTCATTTCTTTTTCATGATGGGTTCATTCATTAAATATCATTTTTTTTTCTTATGAATGACATGAAATGGCGCAACAACGACGAACTAAGATCATCTCTGGGATCCAAGAAATCCCCCCGACAAAACAACGCCAGGCGTACCTCCATAAGAAGGAAACGGATCAGGAATTATTCGATCCTGAATTGTTGGAAAGAACGAATCAGACCCTGTTGAAAAAAACCGTCTCCGGATTCAAGACGCCCCTCACAAAAAGATTTCACGCCTATCTCAATAGATTAGCAAGGACAACAAGTTTATACCGGCGTCATAATCATAGAAACAGACATCCGGCATTCGTGCAACTCGTTTCGTCGCTCAACCAGGAGGAGGAACCGATCGAGATCCCTGTCTACCGCATGGACGATACTACGGCGGTGCCGTCTGCCGTCAAACCCTCCGAGAACGGGAACATTATCTTAGATGGTGAATTAGATCATAGAGGCATCCGCGTCTATACTTGGTTCTATGAAAAAGATGGTGAATATGCTCGTTTATATCGTACACCCTACGCATTTGATGATTTCCGTTTTGGGCATTTATTACGACTGAAGAAACAAGGTTTCTCCGGATCTGTATTATATGATCTTATCGATCATCATTATGAGCCATTCAGGAAAGAGATTGCGCGTTTCCACAAAGAATTGAAGAGACTCGCCAATTCAGCATCAATAATGATCATTTCGCGCGCGGGAGAGCCGATTCTCCAGACAGTCGATGAATTACATGAATATATCCAACGCCACTATTATCGGAACTATTATCGGAACTATTATCGGAACTATATTATGTTTATCCCGAATATACGATCGAGGGCGCGAATACCCTGTGGATGGTACATAATTTTAAATACATCTCTTCCAGAAGGCGTTGATGTATTTTCCGTCGGTGAATACAAGATACGATTGATATTCCCTTTCGACGATTGTCATCGTCCATCGATCGATGAGGAGAATACGTACACTGTCCTCCCCATGAATAGTATCAGGGTATCGGATGATGCATCGCCGTCTCGTGGCTCTACGTGGAAGATTTTTGGATATTTCACATATTGTGCGGATGTACAAGATTATTTACGATATCTTCGTCATACATTCCCTCAAAAAACAATATTGTGGATCCCTATCTTTCATTGCAGGGATAATCATGAATTGTTTCAAAAATCGAAATGGTACAGGTTCGATTATCGAGGAGGAGGTGATCCCGTCATTATTCAGGGCATGATATTGCCACGTCATCGCCGATGGATAGGCGAAGAATTATATGATTTGAATAGGATCTCAACATTCGCAGGATTATCCCCTCGTGCTAAAGATTTGGCATATGGACCGATAGGACGACCGCGACGCGATCGATTGCAACGGTATACATTGGCCTCCCCGGACAGCACGGCCAGAGTCCTGGGGATCCATAAGCCTCCAATGAACACACGAGTGATTCCGACTAGAAATCGAGGACACGCTGAACTCCAATCTGTAGATGAACAATACCGGCCTACGAAAGAATATCACGAGCGATTGAAACAATTAGGCGGTGTCCTTCTGCGGAGACAGCAACAACCCACCGGCATCATGACATCGGCGCTCCGAAAACATCGGATCCAATCGTTGTGGGAACAAGTTGCCCGACAAAAAGATCCGCAAAAGAACAAACTGACACGACGCACCATCGACGCATTGGAAAATCGTCAGGATATATTTGGCCCCAGGTCAAGACAACAAGCCAGTGGAGGAGGAGTATTCCAAGCAAAGAGTTATCTCCCCCCGAATGTACCATCCAGATCCTCTGTCAAAATCCAATCACAATCAATCAGGTATCGCTGGCGAGCGCGGTGGTGTAGGCCTGGCAGTTGTTGCCGTACGAGGGGTACGCGTTATTCACATTGAAATACCCGCTATTCGTCAATTGGTTGAAAGGGAGATTATTCTGGAGGATGCTGTAGCCGACACCCCCGTAACTGGGAACGATCACGACGGACTGGACGGCATTCTGGGAGGGGACGGGAGGACCGGCGATGAACGCGCCGGGACCGCTGTTGTAGGCGGAGAGTGTGGCATAATCGCCATTGCACGAGGTCTCTACGCATATATCACTCGGCGAATAGATCCCATTGTTGATCTGAACCGACATTCTTTTTTTTATCCGAAAGAAAAAAAAAAATTCATAAATTCGATCGAACCAAACAATAGATACAATCATCGTATTTTTTTCTGTGTTTTTTGTTGTTGAGAATGTTGTATCTCCTGTTTTTGTCGATGGGGTCTCTCTCTCCGAGGTGGTGTTCCATGAACGCCGACTGTCCGGACTGCTAGAGGAGGAAGCCATAGATCATTACGATTCATCATCCCACCATGCACCGGCGATCGTGGCGGTGACGCACGCGGCGAAGCCTCTCCACCGCCTCTATGTAGTGGTAATGGTTCTGTGAACAAATGGAAAGGCAATCCAAGGGAATGTCGCGTCACGGGTGTGAACCATTCTAGAGGTGGTATTTCTACGAATTGTCGAGGATTGATCAACGGACGTCCCTGTGCGTGCAATACCTCACCGTCCAATCTCTGTCGTCGTGGCGATGCTTCACCACCACCACGGATATGTTGTCCGATGCCATTACTGGCATCATCCTGCGGATCAGATATTCTTTATTTAAGATTTTCTATTTGAGGAATATTTTTTTATTCCAGAAAATAGCGATAGACAATCCATCTATTCACAACCGTCGGAAAAGGACAATATAGACAATCAGCGCGAGCACGCACAGACCCGCGACGACCGCGCAGACAATCGCGATAATCGAGATGGAATGTGCGTGTTTTTCGGTCTGATCGATGCAATAATGGTAGAGTATATCATTGTCCTGCGCAAAGGTCTTGCAATCCATCGATGCCGGTTTCTGCGCAAGACGCGATTGGAGGAACGGGGGAATCTGCGAGAAGACGCACGATTCGCAGAAACCGGTCGTGTTCATGTACGCCGCCTCAAAGGCCTCGCAGTCCGCAATCACCCGATCCCAGTCGTAACGGCGCACGACCACGCCGTCCTCCAGCGTCCCGATGACATGGAGGAGACCGTTCCAGTACGGTATCCATTGTTTTGTGATGTCGACATTGAATCGGGTATCGTTCTTGACCCGTCGGACATTCTCAATCTCCATCCCTTTTTATTATTAGGATTTCTCGTAGAATTCCAGATTCTTGACGGTCGATTCACGGATGTGATCGGGCAGCGTCGTCTTTTCGAGGAGCATCTTGCACGCCAATCTTCCCCGTTCCACATCTTTCAGGTAGTAGGCCGAGATGGACATCTCGTACAAGAATCGCCAGTCGTAGACCTGTTTCTCGACAAACAAGAGACGATCCGGCGGCATCATGATCTTGAGACCCTTCTCGATAAAAAGCATGGCCAGATGATGGTGCGAATTGGCGCGGTAGAACGTGGCCAGACGGATGAGGGATTCGCTCCGTTGCGGATCGATCTGGTACGCCGACAGGTACATCGTGATGGCCTCCGAGATCTGTCCGAGCGCCATGTGGCAGTCTCCCTTGTAGACTGTGGCACAGAACGTCTCTTCGAACCAGCCGCCGATCTCGATCCGCTGGTGATAGGCGAGAATCGCATTGGCAAAATCACGGATGTCGCGGTACGTATTGGCAAGGTAGAACCAGTATCGGCAGTTCTTGGGTTCCGTGGTCAGCGCCTCTTTCAGGAGGCGAATGTCCCGCTCGGCCTTGTCGCTCTTGGATCCGCCGTCGCCGATATCCTCAATCACGGCGTCCTCGAACGTCTTCCGCGTCGCCCCCGGCGTCAGGATATCATAATACTCGTGCGTCGGGCACTTGCAGACCACATCGAGACTCGCGCGGACGACGCGCAGGTTGTGGTAGATGATGGTCGCATTCTGCTGCCGGATATCCCACAAGTCCGCCTGGTCGATCACGTTCCTCAGTTTTTTCCCGCCGGTGAAAATCATGTCCGCATCAATCATTAGGAAATAGGTCTTGGTCAGGTCGAGACCGTTCGCGGCGCACCATTTTCGCGCCTCGATCAGCGCCTCGTTCCGGTTGTGGCCGAAATTCTTCCAGGGATTCTGGACCACGGTGCCGAGTTTGTTGTGCCGTTTCCTCCACGCCTCAATCACCTCGATCGTGTCGTCCGTGGATCCGGTATCGCTAATCACCAGCCCGTCGATCCAGCTCACCTCGTCCAGGCACCGCTCGATGATCTTGGCCTCATTCTTGACAATCATATTCAAGAAAATACTAGACATTGTTTATTTACGCAATCCCACACCTCTTAAATCTATTTTTCCCAAATTACAATGTTAACTGTTGGGTCCGGATGGGTTGCTGATTCTTTTTCTTAGCAAATGGATTTGTAAATAATTTTTTGGGGCAGGCGGTGGGTGTTTTGGGAGTCAATCGCTGCATTTGCGATATCGATCTTCCATTTTCTACGATTTCTGGTGGCAGGGATGCGCCACCCGGGATATACTGAATATTGAATACATCCGGAGGATTCTTTGCTAATGTCCTATTAAGATCCCATAAAATGGAAATACCATCTTTTCTCCCTGTATTGTGCACAATAAAGGCGGGACCGCCCGTGCACAAATATTTTATCCCAACAGACATTGAAATGTAATACGCTTTATTACTGTATTGCTTTCCTTGTTGTCTTTCTCGCAATTCGCCTGAGGCGGTTGTGCTCTTGCATTTATACTTATCAGAAAATGGGCAATCAGTAGCATAACAATGCTGATAAATCAGCATGCTCGTATACTTTGTATCACCGCTCAAGATTTTATACTTTTTTAATTTAGCATCATCAATCTTTGTCTCGGGGACATAGATATTATAAGTGTAATTGTACGTATTTTGTTGTTGAATGAGATACTCCTGAACCTGTTTTTTCACGAGCGATGTTTGGAATAATGAGAAAGATTCGAACGTTCCAATAATGAGATCTGAAAATCCCGCATACCCTTTCTTTTGGATGACCTTGACCAATCGTCGGTACAGCACAGACAGTTCTCGGTAACGACCGCCGTCGATGCTAAAAAATGATGGCGGTGATTGATCGGGGTAGAGGAGTTTGACAAGGATGGTGGAAAGGTAGGTTTTCCCGGCCGAACTAGGCCCCGATGCCAGGATGAATCGTTTCGGTGTGTTCATTGTGGAAGCGGGGAATCGCATATGGATGTACTGCGAATCGTTCGCCCAGACACCCGTGATGTTGTCGACGTCCGCCGCATCAATCGTGAATGTGCAGATGGGTTCATGTACCGTCGTGATCTTGGCACAATGTTGTTTTTGTCGTTGTTGACGTTGTTGTTGTTGACGTGATGCTTTGGGAGGCTCAGGGAGGATGGCATTCACAAGCACGCGGAGCATGTATGCCGTCGAGGAGATCTCGTGCATCAATAATCGTCGAATCTCGGGGCATGGACCGCTGATGGCTTTACAATGGACCCATCGATCGCACATTAATGAACAATGGGGTATCTGATCAGTGACCGTATCAAATGTTGTCAAAAGAGGTTCGTTCGAGTCACAATCATCGCTCATGCACGAAAAATGAGAAAAAATCTTTTGACGGACAATCTTCGCCTGTCCCTGATTCAATGTGTTATCCTCAGCATTCACCACATTAATTATTACATTTGTCAGATACGCACCACAGGTGAGTTTTTGGGGTAACGTTTGTGATGATTGTGAAGAGGTCGATGTGGTACTCCCCATTTTTATTTCCTTAATTTTTTTTTTTTTTCGAAAAGAAGATAGATATAATTTTTCATGTTTTTATATGTCATGTTAAATTATGTGATGTATGAAGTCAAATGCACCAAGTACTATCTCCCTCTGATTTATGTCGATCTTCGGGCTCTCGAACTGGTCTGCGACAGGATCAACACCATCACGATCCTGATGATGCATCCGAGGATCAACATGGACATGATCTCCTCGCAATTCCGTTTCTATTTTACAGACGAGAATGATGAGAGGTTTGGGCAGGTGCACTCGCAGTGTATGATTGTCTATCACATGAACGAACCGTCAAAGATCGATAAATTACCGTGCCTCTTGTACCTGGAGGGGATGCGCGTGCGGGCCATCATGATTTTCCTCCCGTACCCAGAAACGGATGTGATGAAAGAATTGTGCTACCACAAGCATCGACGCCGCAAAGGATGCTGTCCGATCTGTTTCGAAGAACGGTTGTTGGTGAACCTCCACGACGATGATTTCTATCACGAGGTGTGTTCGCCGTGCCTGTTCAAGATCCATCAGTGTCCCCTCTGCCGGCTCGCGCTCTGACGATATATTTTTGACGGATTTTTTTTTTCCATGCCTGGAAATAAAAACATGTCGACCACAATAAAATCAGATTCGGTGGATTTTGCGTGTTATCATAGTCTGATGATACTGATCCTTCTCATTTTTTTTGGCATCCTGATCATCCCCTACTACCTGAAAAAAATCAATCACGGATCGTACCGTGAGATCGATGCCACTGTCATCCATGTCTACTACAACCAGCCGGATCTGTCGTACGTCCAGCTGGAGGTGGAATCGGACGGCACGAAAAAAAAATTCAAAGAATTGGTGGCACAAAAAATCAACAAGAACGACACTCTCGCGGTATACATCGATACAAAACAGAACGAGATCCTCCTTCAGCGTCCCAATCAGATTATTTATATCGTCCTCCTGATTGCGTACATCCTAATTTTCCTATTTACCCTCTACACCGTCTACGATGTATGGATCAATCGACTTCATCGATCTTGACACCGCCGGCCGGTGGCACTTCGGAACTCGCGTCGGTAGTCGGAGTCGCGGCCGCGGCAGCCGACATAGTCTCGGTGAGCCATTTATTGAGCGCCTCTTTCTTTTCCAGGTACACATCTTTCGTCTCATCCGGATGCGATTCTAACCACTGAATCTCCTCCTCGAGTAACGTCTTCTTGTCCTCGGGCAGTTGCTCCATACCCTTCAGCTGGAACAGCATCGCCTCGTACCCGTTCTTGGCCTCGATGGTCTCCTGGAAGAGTTTGTCCTGTTCCTTGAATTGTTCCGCCTCGGCAATCATCTTCTGGATCTGTTCGTCCGTCAGGTTCTTCTTGTCGTGAGAGATGGTCAGACTCTTCTTGGCGTCCGTGTTCTCGACCTCGGCGGAGACCGTCAGGATGCCGTCCGACGAGAGGTCGTACGTCACGACAATCTTGGGCACGCCGCGCGGCATCGATGGGATACCATCCAGTTGGAACGTCCCGAGGACATTGTTATCGGCGGATCGCGCCCTCTCGCCCTCGAGCACCTTGATGGTCGCTGACGGCTGACTGTCCGAGTACGTCGAGAAGGTCTGCGTCTTTTTCGCGGGGATGGTCGTATTCCTCGGGATGAGGACCGTCATGACGTTCCCCGAGGTCTCGATCCCCAGCGACAGCGGGCATACATCCAGCAGAACGATATTATCCGTCTTGTTGGATCGGACGCCGGTCAGGACGGCCGCCTGGATCGCCGCGCCGTATGCGACACACTCGTCCGGGTTGATCCCCGTGCACGGATCCTTCCCGAAATATTCCTTGAGCAGTTGTTGGATCTTCGGGATCCGCGTCGATCCACCCGCGAGCACCACCTCGTGGATCTGGCTCTTGCTCATCTTCGCATCGGCCATCACCTTGTACACGGGCTCCATCGTCCGCCGGAACAGGTCGGCCGCCAGATCCTCCATCTTGGCCCGCGTGAGGACAATGTTAAAATCCTCCCCCTTGAACAACGAATCGATCTCGATCGAGGCGGATGTGGCCATCGAGAGCGTCCGTTTCGCGCGCTCGCACGCATTCTGGAGCCGTCGTCGCGCCCGCGCATCCTTGGAAATGTCCATCCGTGTCCGTTTCTGGAATTCCCGCACGCAGTACTCGACGAGCACCTGATCGATATCCTCCCCGCCAAGGTTCGCATCGCCGCTCGTCGCCAGCACCTCAAACACGCCGTCCGAGATGTTCAGCAACGACACATCGAATGTGCCGCCGCCAAAATCATACACCAAGATATTCTTCTCCTCGGTCGAGGCCATCTTATCGAGTCCGTACGCGATCGAGGCCGCCGTCGGTTCCTGGATCAGGCGCAGCACCTCCAGTCCCGCGATCCGGCACGCATCCTTGGTCGCCTGGCGCTGCGCATCGTTGAAATACGCCGGTACCGTGACCACGACCTTCCCGACCTCGTACCCGAGGTACGCCTCCACGATCGTCTTCATCTCGCCCATCACCATCGCGCTAATCTCCTCGGGCGTAAATTGCTTTTTCTCTCCCTTGATGGTCACCTCGAAATGAGGCTTGTTCTTGACATCCACGACCTTGCACGTCATATGCGGTATAATCTTTTGCACCGCCGGATCGTCATACGTCCTGCCGATGAACCGTTTCGCATCGAAAATCGTATTGGCCGGATTGTTGACCACTTGGTTCTTGGCGGCCTCGCCGATCATGCGCTCCCCCGTCTCCGGATTGAATGCGACCCAGCTCGGCACCGTCCGGTTCCCCGTCGCATTATGAGCAATCACCTCCACCTTGTTGTTCTGAAAAATGGCCGCGGCCGAATTGGTCGTGCCCAGATCCGTCGAAAATGCAGTGATCATTCTTGTTTCTTAGAAAAAGCGCAATTCTTTAGACCGACAACAACGACAGACTATTGTGGATCATCGATCGATCGATCTACGACGTGTAAGAAACAAAAATAAACACGACAATCATCAGCACGAGACAGAAAATGATATTGTGGATCCACGGAGGATGATAGACATTCTCGTCATCATCATCGATATCCCCTGGGACAACGACTACGGTGTGCGCCAGCAAGAGTCGAGCGAATGCGACCATGAATTTCGGTTCCGATCGCAGCAAGCCGATGATGGTCTTTGTGCGAGCAAAATTATTCTCCTCGCGGAACGTCCCCCAGACACCCAGCGGTCTCGTCATGAGGGATGCAAATGCCAACAAAGGATCGTTCCCACGCTCCAGCACATGGCCCGCCGCGCGGAATTTACAATATGCACAGAATTTCTTCTGGCAATCGTGACAATCGGGCGTGAAAATACCTTGCAACGATCGTCGGAAAAGCGATCGGCATGCGTATTGTTTTTCCTCGGCGCGGAGGAGGCGCATCGGGATCCCCTGATCCCGATACTTTTTGTACTTGGGACCATCTTTCACGATGGCGCGCCCGTACATTTGTCCGTCGATATTCACGGGTCGGTACAGTCGCTTGTCCAGCCGTTCTTTCTCCAGTTTGCGGATATGACGATCCACGACGGATTCGGCGATCGGGCGGAGCGATTCCATAATGTCTGTCGATAGAAAAAACACAGGGTGCGTCAGACGACCGGTGCTCTATCCGAAGGCAATCGATTCTGATGGAATTCAGTTTTGCGATGAATCGCCGGTCAGGATCGGAAGACAATTCCTGAAAATCGCCTCGAGCACGTTCACCGACATGCTATTCCCCGCCTGCTTGTAGATCATACGGGGCGGTACGCATATCCGGAAATCGTCCGAGAATCCCTGCAGACGCAGGTACTCGCGCGGTGTGAGGACGCGCCGCCGGCTCGTGAGATAGTAGGTACAATTGCCACCAAGGCCGGCCAGCAGGCATGGGCACACGTCCTTCCGCGCGCCCGACCATGTGTGCGAGGACACATTCAGGTTCACGAACCAGTCCTTTTTCAGCGAATCGATTTTTCCCGACCGGACGAGTTCGTCCAGGATGGACTGTTTGTGTTCTGTAAGACGGTAGAGGTCGGGATGCGTTTTCTGGGTGATGCCCGTCTCGAGCAGATCCGTGGCGCGCACGCGAAGCGGGACGGCCGGCGGGAACACGAATGTCGATTTGTTCTTGTCGGTGCGGACGCCGACAATGTACAATCGTTCGCGGTGCTGCGGCAGATTGTAGTCCATGGTGTTCAGGATCTTGTACGCGATCCGATAACCGGGGAGTTCATTGAACCGGTCGAGCATGATTTCAAAGGTACGACCCTCGTTGTGCGTGACGAGTCCCTTCACATTCTCCAGGACAAAAATCTTGGGGCGGCACGCGCGGATCGTCCGCACGCACTCAAAAAACAGATTCCCCCGCGTGTCGCGGAATCCCGCGCGCTTCCCGAGCATCGAGAATGCCTGGCACGGGAATCCGCAGACATAAAGGTCGATGTTCTTGGGGAGTCGATTGTGATTCCGCCGTATCATGTCATCGTACAACCGTCTCGGCCGGTAATTGCACTGGATGCTCTCTCGCACGACAGGATCGATCTCGGACGACCATTCGTGCGAAAACAAGACACCCATCTGCTGTAATGCCTGGATGGGCGCCTCGATCCCGCTACAATCCGTCGCGACACGGATCCGACGCTGAATACCCATTTTATTTCGATAAGAAATAAAATCCATCACCGATTATTTTCATCACATGTCGCTGGAGACTTTATGCTTATACTCAGTAGTGTATACACATCGCACAAACGCTATTCGTCATGTTAAGGAGAAAAATTATGATAACTACCGTAGACTCTATCATTATATTTATCACAAATTTATTTTATTCTATGATAAAGGAATGATTTGTTTTTTAGAAGATCACAAAGACATCCTAACAACGTTTTATGAAAATCCTATATCAATCCGTTAAAACAATTCCACGTCAAAAAACCCTCTCTTCATTTTCCATTGAAATTCAAGGAGAGCGAATAAAGATCTCAGGGAATCATGATAATTTACTACATACTATTTTTGGAGACTCGTATAAAAACGTAATGAGATTTTGTCAAAATGTTTTACAAATTTTTGAACAACAACATCAAAGTCAAGGTTCAGGGTAATTATAATTTAACATGATAAATCTCAAATCAAAAATGGTACATTACAATATTTGGCAAATAAACTATAGAAACGACTGATTGATTATGCGATTCTCGGATATCATCGGTCGCATGGATTGTGACGAAAAAAAAATGATTTTCAATAGTTTTATTCCGATCCACAAGACTCTATCATCCCATGAATCGACCGTCCGACGATGTCGTGCCGGCGGCGCTCCTCGCCAATGTCTATCTTTTTTTCTGGACGCCGCAACAAAACATGTACTATGATATCCTGGCGTATGTGGCCAATCTCTCCCTGCTCGTGCAATGCCTGGGATCATGGTGGGCGTGCGCCGACGATCCGCGGCGCCATCAGAGTCTCCCGACGCTGATCACAACGATCCTTCTCACTCCCGTGGGCATCTACACGATGCTGCGCATGTGGATCGATCCGTATCAGCATCTCTGCATAGATCAGAATCCTTTGTACGCCCGTGAATCGACGAAACTCTTCCTGGCCTATATCACCCTCGATATGATTTATGCGATCCGCTACTATCGCACGACCTTCCCGCTCCTGGCCGGATGGATCCATCATTTGCTGATCGGCGCGTACGCGCTATGGTGTCTCCGCGAAAAACAATCGGTGCAGTTCGCGTCGACGCTCGTCGCCGAGACGTCCTCGGTCCTGCTCGCCGCCTCGCAAGTATTCCCCACCAATGCCACGATCCGGTACCAGAAAAAAAAACTTTTCCCGATCTTGTTCTTTGTCAGTCGTATCCTCGTCCTTGGATCCATCGTTATCCAGGCCTGGCGAGTGCGGTACATCCGCAGTCTTTTGCAACCCTTCCTGTTTGCCCTATTCACATCGCTCAATCTCTACTGGTGGACAAAGATGACGCGCAACTACCATCGATGATAAAATTGAATTCCGATATCGTACAACGACCTGATAAGAAACACATAAGACTCACCATCAGATCGTTTATCCTCGCAGATGATGCAATCGAATTTTACACCGGCAAGCAACAAGACGCTCCACGTCGGAGCCAAGCGGAATTCAACAATCATTACGTGGGAGAAGTGGCACCAGCTGTACACGCCGAATTTCGTCCGATGCCTCCTGTACAAGGATGTGGCCGGGGAGATGCGGGAGATCCATGAGCGCGTGTTCGCCAAGACCGGCTACACCGATTCGGTGGTCCACTACTACCAGCGCGGCTATTCCATCATCCTCCTCGAGTGGAGGGATGATGATCTCGATGGCAAGGCGAATAGTTTCCTGAACAATTTCTTGCCGATCGAGAAAAGCCAGCGGTTCCACGATGGTATCGTGGGCATCGGCCTCGGGCGGTGGCTCAAGTCGCTCTTCATGACGACAATCGTCAAGACGGACGAGGAGCGCGCGCGGGTCTCGGCATGGTTCCACGATCTTGTCCGTTTCACCACGGGCCTGCTGGCGCGGAAGGATCAGGACAAATGGTTCGATGTGATCCGCACGACGCTCCGGACGAACGATAGCGTCGAGGATATCCTCGTCCTCCGCCTCATGCAGGCCATCCTGGGGGTGAAGGTACCCCGCCAGAGGATCTTCCGCTGGTTCGAGACTTCCATCCAGCGAGCCTACAGGCACCATCCGCAATTGCGCGACGGCATGCTCACACCGATGGTCTGGTTGTACACGGATTTCCTCCTCGAGAAGGACGTGCCGGACGCCGAGGCGCTGACGCGGGCGTTCCAGCATCTCATGGGACTCGCCGGCTACACCGATCTGGAGATCCTCCGTCTCCTCCTCGGACAGATCTTCCCCGAGGTTCTGGCCAGGGTCGAGGCCATCCTGGAGGCGATCCGTGCCAGGACGGCCTGGAGCGATACGGTGGATACGGTGTTTACCGACGGATCGATCATTGGCAGGACGATCACGGAGATGCCGTACGGGATCCGGATGATCAAGGGGATCATCTCGATCGCGCCGGACCAGGGCGATACGTTCCTCCTCAGCGTCGCCGAGTACAACAATTACACGCCGTTCATGATCCAAATGCCGGAGAATGGCACCGAATTCCAGTTCACGGTCACCGGTAGGATCATCCCTCCCGATAGGACGAGCCGGTACGGTCCCGGCATGGTCTGCCGTGCCATGAGGGAGTACGCGAAGAGCGGCAAGGACTTCATGGGGATCCTCGGTCTGAGCCTGATCGGAGGCCGCGGGAACGGGCGGACGGCTCCCACGAACGAGCGCCAGAAGCCGGCATTCCTGCTCCATCCGCCCCCGGAGGATGAGGAGATGGAGATCGCCACGATCCAATTGAGCCGATCGGAGTATTTGCTGATGACGGCGGGGTGGATCACTCCGCTGAAGATGACCATCGATAATGCGGATACGGTCTTTGCCATTTTCCTGAAAGGATTCCACGACATCAAGATCCGGGTCCAGCCCCGTGTGCACATCGCCACTCCGACGATCCCATCCGCCACCGCCGCACCCACGATCACGATCTCCGGTGTCCGTTTCAGCGATCTGGTCAATAGGGTCAGGATCACCACTTAGGAGAACAACGGGTCGGATAACATAAACCAGAATCATTGGAAAGAAATTTCGGATCATTATGGATGATCTGATAGATTCCATCCCACAGATGGATACGATCCTGATAGGCTTTTTCTTTCATTCTTTCGATGATGCCCTGATCCTCGATGTACAAGGACTGTCGTCGCAGTGCGTACCCATGGTGCAGATCTAGATCGATGTGCCTTTCGATGTAATAGAGAAATATCGGACATGCAAGATTCTGTTCGATCAGGACCTGGCGGATAGAAGAGAACATGGAAGGGATCAATAATTCCCTCCCGTACATAAAATAGAGAAAAATCTCCTCGAACGAGTACGCTCCCTTATCCAGCAGGGCAAAATGTTCCAGCACAAAATCCTTTGTGGAATCTAGTAATGGTAATTCCCGGATGAGATCTACGGGAGATTGTGATGGATTCTGGCGCACAAACGATATTACGGCATCGATGGCCGAAGTGGATGCATTAACCTCTTTCATGGCCTGGAGGTAGAGGGATGTATGACTCTGGGGTACACCATCCCATGCATCGTCCAATTCTTCCTCGATCCATATTTCGCGCAACGTTTTCAGACATTTTCTATGATGCAAGGGTGGGATCCACACCTCCTCTGCAGGAGATAAACGATCGATCAGATTGTGCAATAGGATCATGAATGTCCAGACAGAGAATATATGGTTCTCCATAAAGAGCCGGATATTCGATAGGTTCGTCAGAGTCGAATACAATGGATGAGATAGGATACATTCCATAATTCTCTGATCATCAATGAGAAAAAAAGATTTAATAAAATTTCATTAAATCTTTTCTATGACGATGATTGAGTCTCACGAGACGATGATCGATTCGAAGCCTTCGTGTATCCTACAATCGGATCGGCGTACGTGTAGGGGATGTAGATGATGGGGAAAATAACGGCGCCCAAGAAACCCAGGAAATTGGTGTGACCCCATTTCCATCCCGTCGTATACGATGTCCGGTATGCCCACAGAACAATCGACCATATCGAGATTATCGAAAACACAAAAGAGATGAGGATCTCACTCGTCCTATGATCCTCGTCCGCGTATCCTTCTTTGATGATCGGAGAAGGATCGGACACGATAAAATACAAGATGTAGAATACGGGGAAAAAGAGCGCCACCAGGAATTCACCGACCCGGAAATATCGGGTTTGCGGTCGGCAACCCTTGGGATTGCGTTTGAAAAATAAGTATACGGACAGGATCATAAAACCGATCCCGATCACACTCAGGATGGCATCTGTCGTCTCTGTACTGCGGTCGGAGGATGTTTTTGACAACGTCCGTTTTGACAATGTCCGTTTTGACAATGTCCGTTTTGACGATGTCCGTTTTGACGACATCCGTTTTGACGACATTTATTCGAATGTGAGAAAAAAATATTCGTCCGATAAAAATGATTTTGGGATCTGTGCAGGACGACAAAAAAAGGATGATGCATACCATGATGACAATGACAGCGATCGTGGGGATGGTCGGCGCGTTCAACGGGGATGGGACATTCTACGGGGAGGGCGGGCACGGTGCACAAGGAGCGTGCATGCTCTCGAGAGGGTTTAATGGCGTGGAGAAGACGGTAGCCATCAATGCGGCACAGTGGGAGGGCGGCGAGGTTTGTGGGAAATGTGTCCTCATCCAGCCGACGAATCGGGGCATCGGGACAACGCCGATCCGAGCCCCGATCTTTGCCACGATCGATAACCTGTGCCCGGAGTGCCAGCACGGCGATATCGATCTAGGCATGAACGGGGATGGACGGTGGCATATCGAATGGGAGTTTGTACCCTGTCATTGATTCTGCATCGCGTACGGGTGGGGCGTCAGGCCGATCCGCTGGAATTCCTCAAACAGGAATGCTGGAATGTCGTCCTGTTCGATTGTATAAGGAACAATAATGAGCGTGATACCGGCTTTTTTGCACAGATCGCTCTTGATGAGATCGCGGTACTGCTGGTTCTGGAATCGATCGCGGGATTGTTTGTGCATGAACGAATTGTACTGGTAGTGCTGGCTGCCATTGTATTCTACCGCCAGACGGAGTTCCTCATTGTAGAGATCGAGTTCGAGATTTTCTTGCGTCACTGGATTTTTTAGGAAATCAGGCCGGACCTTGACAAACGGTTTCTGGAAATAAAATTCGATGAATTGTTTACAACCAATCTCCCCTTTGCTGGATCCGCCCCGGATAGAGGATGATTTCTGGGGTGATGGTCGGACCACGGCCGGGCGGAAGCACATGGAAATGAAATATTCATAGATATCTTGCCACGAGATGGACGATGTCGGATCGGATGAAGAATAGGTATTGAGGATGAACAAGACCACAAATGTCACGAGCAGGATGCCCAGTAACAGGTACCATCCATACTCGCGCCACATCCGTGTCCCATCTTTCCATAGTTTCATGGTTTTACCACAAGCCAAGTTTTTTTTTCATAATAGACTCAAATAAAAAAAAATATATGATAAAATGGAATTTGATTTTAGAATAAGTCGATTCATGACGAAATGGGCGTACAATCATACGACTGTATCTTATTTATTGAGACTATTCAGTGTATTTTTCTATAATATATTTGTCCATTTGCTCGTCATCATTGCTATTTTTATCATGTTGATTTATGGACGATGGGCGGAGATTGTGGTCATCTTATTGCCTTTTTTATTCGGGATCACCTGTATCCTCTACATGCACAACAACATATTACGTATGCGTCCTGGCTGTCGTTATCATACTCTGGGGAGATTGATGGATCCGATCTATTGCCAGGAATGGAATGTGCGGAACAGCATGCCTTGTAAACAGGTATTCCTCCTCACAACAATCGGCACGTGCGTCCTATTTTACATACTGGATGCAGATCAAATCAAGACAAAATACAAATTATTCTTTCTCGACTGGACCAACCCATACCTGATGTTCGGCACGATTGTCATCCTATCGTTATCGATCCTTATATGCTGTATCGATCGGCTCGTTCACGGATATAATTATATATCCGATATCCTTATGGCATTGTTGCTAGGGTACATACTCGGCTACATTTCCTACCGGATGTGTTTTACATGGAAACCCACACATCATGAATCGATCCAATGGATCGTGATCCGTTTATTTGCCATCTGTATCTGTTTCGGTGTATTTACACGATTTTTCTTGACCAACTTGCCCTATACCATTTCCAAAACACGAATCAGGATCCACACTCGCACAAAAAAAAAAGACAAGACTCGGTACGGATCTGTTGCCATGACGGTAAATTGAAATCATTTTATTCCCCCCCGAAGGATAAAATGATTCCGTTCATCCAACCCTTCTTTGAGCGCCATGCGCGCAGAGTCTTGTTCGACGGTCGACAAAAAATCCTGTACGGAGAGGTCTGGGATCGAGCGATGAAACGATCCCGCGATCCGATGAAACATCCATCCGCCATCCTGTCACAACCCAATTCCGAGGAGTGGTTGATCGATGCGCTCGCCGGATGGCATCGGAAGACCGAGATGATCTCCATCTCTCCGAAACGTCCCGATCTGCGCAAACGAGTACAAAAAAACGAGGAGGGCGCACGATATTGTCTATCGCTGTTCACATCGGGGAGCATGGGGAATGGCACCCGCGTGCGGTTCACGCCCGAGAATCTGATTGCAAATCTGCGACAGATCTCGAGCGTCGTACCCCACGATATGATCAACGAAAACGATAGTTCGTACAGCATCCTGCCATGGAGTCATTGTTATGGTCTGATCTGTGAACTTTTATTCCTCATCACCCGGGGCGCGCGTATCTACCTGCCCGTCTCCGATCCCCGGCAGGACATGACCCGATTCCACCCGACCCTGCTCTTTACCGTACCGTACATGCTCGATCGTGTCATGACGTCTTTGTCGCCCGTATCCAAGATACCGTCGCATCATCGTATGTTCTGGGGGACGACCGCGCCAATGGTGAGACGCGCGGTCTTTGGAAAGTCTCTCCGCGCCATCTCGATCGGGGGTGCGGCGTGCAATCCATTGTTCTTGCGGGATTGCGAGCTCAAATTGGGCGTGCCCATCTACCAGGGATACGGTCTCACGGAAGCGAGTCCGATGATCGCCCTGCACACCACGAGCACCGACGCATCCAAGAAAGATTCTGTGGGCAGGATCCTCCCCGGGATCGATGCCCGGATCACAGAGGATGGTGAGGTTGTCGTCGGCGGTCCGAATATCGTCGGGTCGCTCCCCGAGGATCGCTATGTGGAACAGCGATTCCTGCGGACGGGAGATCGGGGAAGGATCGACGAGGATGGGTACCTCTACATCTCGGGTAGGATCCACGATCATTTCAAACTATCGAATGGTCTGTACATCCATCCAGGGCCAATCGAACAATTGTACATGTCGCTCTATCGTCCGCCCGGTGTCTCTCAATGGGCCATCGTCCCTCACCCGCGACAAGCCTCTCGTCTCCTCCTCGTCGGATTCTGTTCGGATCCTCTCCGGATCGCCTGCGATCTCGCCACCATCCTCCGGATCGGTAGAGAACATCTCAAGAGTTATGAGGTACCCATCGACGTGTATTTCATCGCACAACAGAATTCTCCGTTTCTTACGGAGAAGTACACGGTACGACGGGCGATGCTCTCGCAATATCTGTCGGGATCAATAAGTAACAAATCGTACCCGGTCCCATGATCGGTCGAGGAGATCATTATGATCCTGGAGGATCAGCAGTCGTTTTGTAGGGAGAATGGCAAATGATAAAACAATTACAGAGGTGGCTTTCGATACCTCTACGCGAAAAAACGATATGGATGGATTGTAGTAGGACTCATCTTGGATGGACCATCGATGGATATCTGTCTGTGGACACTGCGACCAGAACCTGTCCATCGCCGAGGATAGATCGGGCATCCTCGGTAGGAGGCTCATGTTCTCTGTCTTGCGACAAGAGAATACCATGATGATGGTGATGATGATGACAATGAATAATAAAACCATCAGGAGGAGGTAATTTTTTTTTTTAATCATTTCTCTTATATAAAAGAAAATAGAAAATGACAGCAGCGCAGATACGAAATCTCGATTGGCGATTCTATAGCAAAATAAGTATCCTGGGATTAGGATGGGTATTTTTTTTTCTCATCCTGACATCCGGTATAACCAGTCGTCTCCCGAAACATCAGGCCAACCCGGCCAATACCAATCTATCGTATGGCAATCCTATCTCCGCGCCACGGATCAAGATTGTCTTGTTGAATAGCATGAGCATCCTATTTCTATTCTTATCCTTGAATGAATTCCGATTCTATGAGTACATGGATCCTATCGCTATCGATAGCACCCTTATCCAAAAAGAATGTCAGAAGACCATGAGCTTCAGCATCGTCATCTACATCGTCATAGTAATTATGTTTGCGTACAATTTCCTGATTATCTGGACTGAGAACTATCTGCAAGAGATTCGGGGAACGAGCAATGATGATATACGCCATGTGGGTGGTGGTACGACCAGCAGTAGTAGTTCCACTCCTGCCAGACAAATTTCATCGGCCATCAATACGCTTACCACTCTCTTGAATGCGCAGACTGGCGATATCGTAGAGAAAATCGGCATCATCCCTGTCCGTTCCATCCTTCCCATCTCGATCGAGAAATATCTGAGTATTTTTGTCTGTTTCGCATCCCTGGGTATCTGCACAAGTTTCATCATGATTAATTATTTTGGTAAAAACACGGCGGCCATGAAAGCATGCATCCATTCTCCCGTGCCTCAATCTCATTATGTCGACATCTATAATGGAGAAACATTGCCCCCGAAATATTAACGAAATGGTTTCAAAAATTTATGTGTGCAAAGGTATAAAAAAAAAAATCCCATGATAAGAAAAGAATGAAGTGGTCATTATCATTATTCTGTATAGCGGCAATGATGCCTTTTCTCTCGGCATCTCCACAACATCTGCGATCGATGACCGTGGTCGAGACATGGTACCAGGTGCTCGCGAGTCGATTCGTTCTCTCGACGGTACAGATTGATCAGAAATGTATCTCATGGCAGATCTCGCACCCGGACGTCTCCTCGATCAATGTCATCATCAAGTCGCACCTCCATCGCGAGACCGGCAATGTGGAAATTCTCCCTATCCATTTCGACATCACCCCCGCATTATGGGTCTCGACCGTCCCTGCTTATAATCAGTTGTGGCCACGACACGTCACCCCCAATTACATGATGCTCATGGGCATCGATAATCAGACATTCTTTGTCCTCTCGAATAATCCCTCGACATTCGAATCGCAACATAAACAAGAGGTGCTCGAACTCTTGCAACTATGGGAGTACAATTCATCATACAAGACGCCCGAGGTGACATATACAACATCGCATTGCGTCCATTGATTACATGCGATTGCGCACGATACCGCACCGTTTCTTGACGGGATCACCGCCACCGACACCAATATCGGTGGACGTCTTGGTGGTGGTGGTGGTGGTGGTCCTTGGGAGAGTGTACGATAATACAGAGGCAGGCCGCGCCTGCTGGTATCCGTACTGTGTGTTCCATTCTTTGTTGGTGCCCTTATTCATTTTTTTTTATATAATAAAAAAAAAAGAGTTGTTGAATAAAAAATATGGGAACCGACTGGTTTGCACTCTCAGGTCTGAGTATTATCGCGATATATCTCCTCGTGCTCATCGTGTTCCGATGGCAAAAGAAAAAACTCTGGGCGCACGCGCCGTCCATTGTCATTTTGGGATTTTTCATCCTATTCGTTCTTCAGCTTTTCCTGAAAAAGAAGAAGGAATCGTTTTTCTTTGAGGTTTCGCCGTCGCGCGACAAGTGTCTGCGCGAACAAGTATCGCGCCATGATTACGATCGGGAGAGGACGTGCGGCTGCTGCGGCAAAGGCACGGTCGGCGGGATCCCGCCCAATTACGCGGAGTGGCTGGACGTCGATCCCGATACCGGCGATCGTTGGCACCGCCCCGACAATGTCCAATGGGTCGATACGTTCAGCAACGCCGAGGAGGCGGTGTGCACGCCGTTCACCAGTCCCTCGTACATCAAATTCTTGTGATCGGTTCGATGAGCATATTGGCCCGGAAATGGCCCTCGTTCAGCAGCGGGAGCATATCCTCTAAGGGACGATCGATCGATCCAACAGGATGTGGATCGAATGAAAGGAGGGCATCCACGTCGAGCAGGAGGGGCGAGGATGTCGTGAGGGAGATCTCAAGGATATCATCGTACGATCCGATCCGTTGCGAGGGGATGCCGACCATGGCCTCGAGATCCTCAAGACTGTACTCGCCGTCCACTGTGCGCTGCAGGAATCCGTCCTCGCCCATCGACCAGTTCTTGCCCCCCTCCGAGAACATCATGAGGATGAGGGGTACATTGTCCTGGACGATGGTGTACAGATCCTGAATGCGGAACAGATCCTTTTCACCCAGGAAAAGAATCATGGGACGTTGTCCCTCTGCGTACACGCCACGACAGAATGGCAGCGCGTTCTTCAGACCTATCGCAAAAAATCGATCATCTCGATCGCGGAGGGTAATCTGCTGGTAGATCGGATAAAAAAGAGGTGCATCCCAGGAGCGCGCGATGATTGTCCATCCCGCGCCGTGCTGATCGTACAATAGAGGAAAAAATAGGTAGGGATGGATCGTCTCCTCCTCGGGAAGGATCGATGGGAGTTCATTCAGCCATTGGTCTTTCCACGCCCTGCATTGCCGGATCCATTCTGGACTGATCGTCTTGGGGATTGATGGCAGGGATGGTAATTGCATATGGTGAGGGATAGATGAGGATGCGCCGATCTGAATCACATACGCCTCCCTTGCGAACCGTTGAGACGGGGTGATCTCGAACGGCAGGTGCCCCACCACCAGGATCAGATCGGCGTTCTGCACCACAAAATTCCCGCAACGATCCCCGTCCGATCCGAAACGCCCCATAAAATACGGGTGGTGCGTGGAGATCCGGCCGATGGATTCCGGGATCACCACAAACGGGATGGAGAGTTCCGGCACGTCCGATCCGACCCCCATAATCATGACCGGACGACGGCTCGCCGTCCACCATTGGCGGTACAATGACAGATCCGGCGGCGCATCGTTTTCCGTCTGCACGAATTGTACCTCCTCGCCAAACCACCATACCGGCGCATCGAGTGCCGACGGGAACGATCCATGGCGGTCGTAACGGCTTTTCAGACCGACGGACGACGAGACTATCACGATGGGAAGACGGAGACGTTCCATCTCCCCGACAACCTCCACAATCTCCTCCTGCGAGGAGGTATGATCGTTCAGGACGACCATGATCGGTGTATTTTGGGCTCGGGCACGACCGATCGCCTCGGCAAGGATCACCGTATCCTCGTCCTCCACCGATTCGACCACATAGGATATCGCATACTGTTTTTTCAAAAGATCCATGATTTCTTTGTTGTCTCTTTTGAAAAAAAAAAATACGAGGTTTCGCTCCACAAACAGATATAAAGATTTGGATCATTGTCCTTTTTCAATCATTGTTTGGGAGAGCGAGTAGGGATCGATGTTGTATTTTTTATAAATGGCGCGCAAGTGCTTCTGACATTCTTTCCGGTCCATCCGATCGCGTCGGAAACGATCCCCGACATTGTGCCATCGCCCGAGAGGACGGGGCGATTCTTTCCCAAGATTCCCCAGGATATTCCGAATCACAGCCAGCATTGATCTTAAGACACGATGAAATCAGGGATGAAATTCATTTTTAGAAAACGATATTATGACCTTGTAAGAGCCATTCGGCAAAGGCCCGTTTCTCTTTTGATATGCCATTAATGAATACATGTAATTTTGAGTGGACGGCCGTTCTCGGTACGAGTGCCAGCACAATGAATCGGAATCCCTCATCACCGATCTTATTATGTATTAAAGACAGTTCTTGGAGGTTTTTTAGGTGAGGGAGAGCCGAAGCGAGCGCCTCACATCCTGACACACCGATCTTATTCGACGATAGATGCAGTTCTTGGAGGTTTTTTAGGTGAGGGAGAGCCGCAGCGAGCGCCTCACATCCTGACACACCGATCTCATTCGAACATAAATACAGTGTTTGGAGGTTTTTTAGGTGAGGGAGAGCCGCAGCGAGCACCTCACATCCTGACACACCGATCTTATTATGCGTTAAATCCAATATTTGGAGGTGTTTGAGGTGAGGGAAGGTCGCAGCGAGCACCTCACATCCTGACGGACCAATCTCATTATAGCCTACATAAAATATTTTGAGATTTTTGAGATGAGGGAGGGCCGAGGCGAGTGCTGTCGCACCAGCCACTCCAATCTCATTCGAACATAAATACAGTGTTTGGAGGTATTTGAGGTGAGGGAGGGCCGAGGCGAGTGCTGTCGCACCGGCCACTCCAATCTCATTGGACGATACATCCAATGTTTGGAGGTGTTTGAGGTGAGGGAGGGCCGAGGCGAGTGCTTTGGCACCGTCATCGCCAATCTCATTATACGATACATCCAATATTTTGAGATTTTTGAGGTGAGGGAGGGCCGAGGCGAGTGCTTTGGCACCGTCATCGCCAATGTCACATTGTGGCAACGCATCATTCGAACTTAACTCCAAAACTTCCAGATATTTCAGGTGCGGGAGGGCGGATGCGAGAGCCTTGCATCCTTCCGATCCGATCTGATTACCGGTGATTTTCAATTCTTGCAGGTGGGTAAGGCGCGGGAGGATCTCGGCGATCGCTCGGATGCCGTCCACCATGAACCAATTCTCCGCTACATCCAATACTCGCAGGTTCGTGAGGTGAGGGAGGACCGATGCGATCGCCTTGGCATCATCATCATCGATACAATTTGTACTTATATCTAATACCCGCAGTTTCTTGAGGTGCGGGAGCGATCGGACAAGCATCGTGATCCAAGATCCGCGCGTCGCATCCTCACCATCATGGGCGGATGTCAGGATCAATTCCTCTAGGTTCTTGAGATGCGGGAGGGCTTCGGCCAATCGCTGACATTGTCCGAAATTTATATTCTGATTGACCAATGATAATGTTTTCAAGGAACGCATCGTCTTCAATCGCTCACAAAACTCGGAAAAATTGGGGATTTTTTTCTGTTCTGCGAGATTCAATGTCTGTACGCGCGATAGCATGGCGTCCAAGGCACGATGGGATAACGTGCTCAGCACCTGCATGGAGCCTGTTTGAGGCAATGACAGGTACTTGGATATGGTGGTCAGATAATCGAGAGTCTCGGGAGTTCTGCCCTGTAGGATCGAACCGATCGTCTGTTTTTTATGTTTATCCAATGATTTCATATAACGATGAATCTGTTTCAGATCCCTGACAAAAAGACGAGGTTTTTTTTGCCCCGACAGGATTTGGGGTACATCGTGTATGGTCAGAGATGTTGCGGTCGGCGCGATCTGAAATAGTTTCTCGACCACCTTGAATTTTTGTTGTTGCTTGAGTCGGTGATAAAGGGACACCATCTCTTGTGTATCGGTGATTTATAGGGAATGGTCTTAAAAATAATTTCATCACGGCGAAATGATTTGTAGAATTGTCATCCAGAGATAAAAAAAAAAGATAATGTCGTACGAATACGATGGAACCATGGATGAGGACGGCGAATTCCACGGCGAAGGACGGTACCGGTTCTCCGATGGATCCGAGTACCGCGGGCGGTTCGAGCACGGGATGATGTCGGGACAGGGAGTCTATACGCACAGGAACGGGGATGTCTACAAGGGACAGTTCCGGAACGATCGGTTCGACGGGCACGGCGTGTACACATGGGCGGACGGCAGTCGTTACAAGGGACAGTGGAAAGACGATCAGATGCACGGCCACGGGAAACAATTTGATCCGCAGGGCCGTCTCGTCCTGAAGGGCGTGTGGGATCACGATGAATTTTCGTCATGAAAAAAAATTTATCCACGACATGATAAAACAAAATGTCATCATCATTCAACGATGCGTGTGCAAAATACTCGAAATTGCGGGCCTACGCCAAATCGATGATGAAGGCTCTGAACACACTGCCGTATGTCGAACATTGCTGTCCTCTGAAACTGCCATCCCTCCCGAAACATCCAGATATAGTTGATCTCTGGTTGAGTTTGTGCGAGTTCGATGTGGCGGTAGGCAAGAGTCTGGAAAAGATTTATGGCAGGTTAGGAGAAAAATACCGTGACCAATTAATCGCGGTGGACGCGGTGAGTTGCCAATCACCGTCTTCGTACAATGGACCGGAAGCGACAGACTATGCGATCAAGTATATTATCGCCAAATGCGGCGAACTGACATTACGAGCGGAGAATTTTGCATCGATATTCCCGGATCGGATCCTCATATCCTCCTCGCCCATGAAATCTCTCCGGTACCGAGCGCTCTTGATTTCCATGAGTATCGCCTGGGGCTCGATATTCCTCATGATTGTATATTTATTATTATTTGAGCGGATCGAATCGTTATTGTCAAGATATCGATATGAATTATTAGGTGATTTTGACGACAATACACGTTTCCTAGGAGCGGTAGGGTTCGTGATATTTATCATAGCAATCGTTCTTACCGTCTTTTTTGCCAGGATACAGATCGTCAAACCGGTCTGTAATATGGCCATCGCAGCACCACCAGCACCACCAGCACCACCAGCACCACCAGCATCTGTGATTGTCCATCATCGGACCGACACATCGGACAATTATACGATTTTCAAAAACTGGACGGGCGATACAATCCGCAAGATGAATCCCTCCTCGCCGGATGCGGAATGGTCGTTCTCGCCAGGATCGGACGTGGATGGATTTATTGGCGGCGATCCCACCTTAGGGTCGGTGATATACGGGCAACACACGGATCTGGTGAATGTCAATGACAAGAACCAGCTGATCATCAGCGTGTCCCGGGATGTCACGGATGGGAAAAGACGGACAGTAAGGATCCACGCCAATGAATTGTACGATTCGGGGGTTTTTCTGATGGATGTGGAAAAAGTGCCGGCGGATGCGACGACATGGCCGAGTTTCTGGCTCCGGGGAGATACCACACAGTTGAAAGATACGGCGTGGGCGTGCTACGGCGAGGTGGACATTATCGAGGGAGCGAATGGGAATCTGTCCGAGAACGACCAGAACCAGTGCGCGCTCCACACCAATATCATCGCGGACGGGACGGGCTGTTTCCAGAAGAATGCACACGATGGCAAGAATGAGCCATTGATACCATTAGATTGCGGTAATTCGGGTGGAACAATCAGGTACAGCTGTGGCTGCGATGGGAAATCGCTCTGTCCTTACCAAGGATGCCCCTACAAGATGGCGAAAGGGAGTTTCGGCAGATCCCTGAACGAGAAAGGAGGAGGGGTATTCGCCTGCGAAGTCTCTGTGGGCGGCGCGGTGTCGATCTGGTTCTGGCCTCGCAACGATCCGCTGTACCCGTCCGACCAGATCCAGAGCGGATCGATCCAGACATCCACCTGGAAAACATCCGATCCCGCCAATACCATTTACCTGGATGCCTGTCCGGGTCATTTCCGGAATCTGGCGGTGCTCATCAATACGACGCTGTGCGGCCTTTGGGCAGGATCCGCGTACAGAGATGAATTCGATCCCTCGAAAACAGGCTCACAAATTTGTAACGATGCTGTCAACGATGTGAATTTCACCTATCAAAACGGCGATTGGGTCATCAACGCCGTCAAGATTTTCCAGTAACAATAATGGATTAATCAAACGCTACGGAAAGAATTTACCGGGTATGCCATATCTCGTTTTTTTATAGCAGATTAAGCATGATATTCTTTTTTATGCATGCGATAAAAAAAAAAAGACACACAGGATCGGAGCCAAAATCATTAATCAGGCCTGTTCGCGCAGCGCGATAAAGACGATGCGCCCGCCGACGAGGAGTTGTCGGCACACAAAATGGTATTCGGTCAGGTCCGTCTGGCGGGCGTCCAGGAAACGCGTGCGTTTCGCGTAGCCATAGCCCTGATTGATCATGTCCTGGAAGAAAGGATGAGTGAGGGAGATCGAGTTTGCCATGAGCGAGAGGATGATCTCGGATCGCGCGCCGATATTCCATGTAAAAATATCCTCGTTGTACCTCGTCTCGCTGAGGAAAATGATGCCGTTGCACGAATCATAGATCTGGATCACAAATCCCGGGTACTGGTTCCGGGCATATTCGTGGAGGGTATTGTAGGTGTCCGGCATAATATTCCCGATGAGCGTGGCGGCCTGATCCAGGAATGATTCATCCTGGAGGAGTTGCTGGAGTCGTTCCCAATTGGTCTGGAAAATACGCTTGTCCTCCTCTGAGTAGAGGGAGACACGATCCTCGGGTATCAGGAGACCGAGACGCGCCTCCAGCGCCAGGATCCGCGATCGGCACTGATCCAGACAATCCATGATATTGTCCCATTCTGCCTGCAGACCGTTGTATGATCTTGTCGTCATCGTACCTATTCTATGACAAGATAGAAAAAAAAATGTGAATGAAAGGATTCTTATCTTGTATGGGATGTATTACAGGAAGGAGCATGCGCGTCGATCGTTCAGGTGAGGTCTCGAATGTCACTCATCAACTTCATTATTTTTTTTTTCCCACAATGTATCAAAATGGTGATCCCGCCCCTGACGACGCTCGCGAGTCAACGCGTCCGTGTCCAATCCATGTCCCCCCAAAAACTCTTGCAATATCTGAAAAAAGATCTTGCGCATTTACCGCCGCCATTCCACACCAAAATCGTGCAACGACTCGTACAAAAAGCATCCCTGGCGGAGTTGGCTCATGCTCTTGAAATCACCGATCCCCATCGAGAAACGCCCCTCCTGCAAGAATTTGTGATCCGTAATCTGGTGGAAGAAATGCAAGGATTAGATACCGACATCGGGAACGTTCCCGCGTCATTCCTCATGGAATTGTTCACGGATCGATTCAAACTACCGGTAAACAGGAGGAAAATCGATTTCTCTATCATGGACGGGGCGTGGTGGCTGACGCCCCAAAAACCCCTGCTCTATCTGGGCACGTTTACGCATTTCAAAATGATCCCCAACGATTCGAACCCCACCGTTCGCGCGAACGTATTCATCAAAGACGAATTCCAATATCATGTATTTGTCGTCGGTGTTTTTGCATCCTCTCGAATGATGGCACAGAATCTCGTCGCCTACTACGCCCCGGATCTCCCCAAATCGCTTTCGGCAGGAATCGATGTACAAAAAGCCTTATTCGGTAAATATTATGTAAAGGGCATGATGGATTGGCACAATGGGAAATATATACCAGTGACAAAAGAAATGTATTACCGATCGAAACGAGAGGCTACAACTGTTGCTCATTTCTCTATTGGTTTCTATTTCTTTTTATTGTTTATTTGAATGAATACTCATTCGAATCTCTTGTTTCACTACAAACTTTGATTCACATAGAAATTGATTTAAGCCA